TAATCCTGATATTACGTCTATAAAAGATTTTAATAAAATATTAACTGAAAAATTATCATTAGAACGCTTTATATCATTAGAAAATGGTAAAATATTAAAAATATTTGTGAATTCACAGTTTAGTATTTTTGAAAAGGCTAATTTCCAGGAGTTTACAGAGTGGTTTATTGAAAATAAAAAATATGCATTTAAATTTAATTTAGGAAAAGTATATCGATCCTTATTAAATAAACCTGCAGTATTTAGTAAAAATATAAGACACTATCCTGACATAATACGTGAATTTATGATTTATAATGGTTATAAACATTATATTGCATACATAAATGATACGAGTCAGATTAAAGACCATCGTATTTTAATTGATTTAATCAACTGTGAAAAGGAGTATATTAATATTCGAAAGAATAATATTGTGATTATCAGTATTCAACAGAATAAATTAATATTACAGTGTCCATTTAATCGCAATAGTAGTGAATCATATAATCGTAATAATCCTTTTAATTTTATTATATGGAATGGTAAATATTATGAAATTATGACCAAAGTAAAATATAATAAAGAATATGGTATAGATACTCGATATAATTTCTATTATAAAAATACAGATTTGGAGATTAAGAAACTAATAGATTTTGCATGTGATAATTGTTTAAATGATGAGACAAACCCAGATAAACAGATTACGGATATAGAAATTGCTACAGGACTTAAATCTAAATCCTTAGTTTTAGATTATGGATTTAAGGCAAAAGGAGTATTATTGAATAAGAATGTATATGTGCCTTTTGTAAAAGCATTTTCGATATTTAATTTAGTGCGAAAACGATTTATATATTATAGTGATTTGATAAATTATAAATGTAAAATAGACATCAAGCCAATGTATACCAAATTAGCTAAATTAAACACCTTTTATAAAGTTAAATCTGCTAAAGCCAGTCATTTATTATTAGAGAACAACTTAATCATACCAATTGATCTTAAAAAAGAAACGATTGAATATACTGTATTTGAGGATGATTTAGAGATATTTATTGGGCATGAGAAAGAAGATGAGCGTACAAATATAATTAAGGTGATAAATGAGAATAAGAAGTTATTTTCAGTCTTTTTGAATTCAATTATTACGTATATAAATTCGAATGAGGTAATATTAAATGAGATACATTTTTTAACGGATTTTAAGAATCCATTTCCTATGAATTTCAAACGTAAGAAACTAGCTGGTATTATGGAACAAATCGTCAATAATATATTAATTGTGCCGAATTCACAAGAGGCACAAGACTTAATTGATAATTCCAAGGATGCATTAATACCTTGTCCAGATGCATTATGGGACAAATGTTTAATGGGGATGCCAAAAGAAAAGCTGAATGAATTTGTGATTAAGATATCGGAACAGATATTAATAAATCATGGATTTTATTTTGAAAATCGTATTAAAACATTCAAGCATGGTGAATCTGAGTTTTTATTTGAGCATCATGATATTATAGTGGGTAAACATAAGGATTATATTAAACAAATCCAGGATCCATTTAAGCTATTAAATGAGCGTTTAGATGAAGAATTTGCGGATTATATCTTTAAGCCACAACAGGAAAAACCAGATTATATTGCAAATTTTATTGGTAAGGCGGAGTTTAAAAACAATTATGATAAGTTTAAGAATGTGGTAAGGCATTCGTTTGTGGTGGATGTGGAGTCAAAATATACGAATATGTATATATATCAGTTATTTGAGTGTTTATATAAAGCGCTGAATGAAAAGAATACACGTGAAATAGATGCACTTTATTTAAAAAATATGACAAGAACATATATGATTAATGATTATGAGACGGAGTCAATATCGGAGATGATTCAGAGTAAGACGTTTGATCATTTATGGCGGGAATATAAAAAGAAAAATAAAGAAGAATATATAGCAGCTGTAAAACCACCAATTGGTATATGTGAGACTTTCTTTGGTAGTGCACAATATTATCCATCTATTTATGAATTGCGAATATTATCGGAATTTATAGGTATTAATGTGATTATTTTTAGTAGAATGAGTAAGAATAATGAGAGTGGTTTAGAGTTTATTAATAATCAATCAGCAAATTATATATTGATGTATCATAAATATGATAGTAAATTAGTGAGAGATATATATGAGCTAATTGTCATAGATGAGAATAAGAGAAAAACGATTTTAAATAAATTAGATATTAAAGAACTTTTGAATTTAATAAAATTGAAAGATATATATGTGGAGATAGATGTTCCTGTGGAGGATGTATAGCTGCAGAAAACCCAGGTTTTCCGCACCTTTCCTTTTGCTAGAAGTTCCTTAAGTGCTAGAAGTTCCTTAAACCCTATTGTATTATTCTAGTTTTTTTTCACATAACTTTTTTCGCTAGCGCTCGGCTTTGCCAGGAAAATCAAAATAGAAAAATTTCTAAAGTCTTTTAAAATTTTAAAAACATTTTTACATAAAAGAATCTTTAGGAGGATCTTTATATTGCATGTAATGTTTTATAATTTTATTTTATAACTTTTTCAAAATGAATTTAGAAAATCTTAAAAGTCATAGAAAAAAAAACATGGCAATAATACAGTAAAAATCTTTAGGAGGATCTTCAACTCCTTAAGTGCTAGAAGTCTTTAAGTGCTAGAAGTTCCTTAAGTGCTAGAAGTCCTTATTACCCAAAGCAAAAATCCCTAAAACAAAAATAAGTACTGATAATTCATCAGAAGCTATAAAATTAAATCTAAAATGGTCAGATGGCACTCCACGAAAAATCTCATTGGATATATAAACTCTCAACTTTTATTAAACTAAAGCATCAAATTCTCTAAGCAATCTTTTTCGACACAAAGCATATTCCGGATTATTAATCGATTGAAACCATTGCCACCATATTCGCTTTGCCATAATATATTTGCGTATAATTTCTTCATCTTTTTCGGAATAGTTATTGGAAAATAATTTATGATTAGCAACATCCCAATTCCATGGCATCTCTATATTATTTCCAATAATATCATAAGTTATATTTGGATGAGTGCTTAAATGAGACCAAGCCCATGGTTTATCTAAATTATTTTTTACATTATCCCACGTAATATTAGGATTACAACTTAGATTTGTCCAACTCCACGGTTTATCTATGTTCGCTTGAATAAGATCCCAAGTAATATTAGGATGTTTACTTAAATATGTAAAATCCCATGGTTTATCTATATTTGCTTGAACAATATCCGAAGTTATAATAGGACGTCTACTCAACATTTCCCAATTCCATGGTTTGTCGATATTATTTCGAATAATATCCAAAGTAATTTGAGGATGTGTACTTAAATCCTGCCAATCCCATGGTAGTTGGAGATTAGCTTGAATAATATCCCATGTAATATTCGGATTCCAGTTTATATGTGTCCAATTCCAAGGTAAATTTAGATTATTTTGAATCATTTTCCAAGTAATATGGGGGTGTAAACTTAATGTATCCCAGTTCCATGGTTTATCGAGGTTATTACAAATAAATTCTAAATGAATATGTGATTTTAAGCTTAGACTAACATAATTCCAATTTTTATTTGGATGATCTATAATAAACGTCCATGGTATATTTGTATTTTGACTCAACTTATTCCAGTTCCATGGTTTATCTAGATTTGCTTGAATAATATGAAAGGGCAAATTTTTTTGAGCGGATAAGTATTCAAAATCCCATTTATTTATTAATTGGGCAAAATCATTATGTAATAGCTCTTTTTTATAGAAAGTGATAAATGGTTTCATTTTAAATAAATAAAAATAAATTATTAATCAAATTTTTATAAACAAAGCTAATCTGAAGTGTCTTAATCCTCTACCCAGTACAATCAAATTTTTAAAAATTTAATGTTATTTTTTTAAAATTTTTAAACTAAAGCATCAAATTCTCTAAGCAATCTTTTCCGGCACAAAGCATATTCCGGATTATTGATCGACTGAAACCATTGCCGCCATATCCGCTTTGCCATTATATATTTCCGTATAATCTCTTCATCTTTTTCGAATTGGGAATGTTTATTATAAATTAATTTGGTATAAACAGATCTTAAATCCCATGGTAGTTCTAGATTTTGTAGAATCACATTAATATCCATACGCTCTGTTATATTATACCAACTCCATGGTTTGTCCATATTATTTTTAATATTGTCCAACGTAATATTCGAATTATTACTAAGGAAATGCCAAGCCCATGGTTTATCCATATTTGCTTGAATAAATTCCCATGTAATTATTTTGTGTCGCATAGATAACCATTCCCAATTCCATGGTTTATCCATATTTGTTTGAATAATATCAAGCGTAATATTAGTATTTCGACTCATCTCACTAAAATTCCAAGGCAATTCTGGATTTTCCTGAACCATATCCCAAGTAATTATAGAATTTCCACTCAATGCCGACCATATCCAAGGTTTGTCTAGAGTGTCTTTTATTAATTGAAACGAAATATTAGGCATATAACTCAGTGTTTGGTAATTCCAATTTTTTTGCGGATGATCTCTAATGAATTCCCACGGTATATTCAAATTTCCACTAAGCGCATCCCAATTCCATGGTTTATCTAAATTTGCTAGGATAATATGAAACGGTAATCTTCCAAGATTAGATAAATATCCAAAATCTAATTTATTAAATTGACCAAGAATATCAAATTTATCATGTAAATATTTTGCTTTATACTTTTCCATAAATTGTTGCATTTTATTATTTATTTAAATAGTCTTTAAATACAGAAATCCAAAAAACCATATAACTATTAGACAATAATTTAATTAATAACAAATAACCAAAAATCAAAATGGACGCAAATATCAAAGAAATGATCAAATTCCAGATGATTAGTAAACTAGGTGCACCAACTAATGGAGGCCAGACTGATTTTAAGTCTATGATCATACAGTTTCTAATGTTTATACTGATGTCATTAATTGATGATATAACAAAAGCAGTAAGTAAATTTTCATCTGATGCTAAAATATTTATATCTACTTTTTTCAGAAAAAAAATAGAACAAAATATTGTAATCAAAACAACTCCAAAATTACTAGCAGACACCTCGATTACTTTAAATACTCGTCATGATATCTCTATTATTACGATGAAACGAGTATTTAAAACTGAATCAGATTCCAATAATTCTACAAATAATTCTGCCTTAAATGATGAATCTAATAGCATTGTAGATGCATTAATTGCTTCAGTCTCGAAATTAGAAAATATACCAAATCTTAGTCTTATTAATAATGGACAATTGATGATGACTTATAAAGACAAGCCTATACAAATTACGAATCATATTTTTCTCAAGATTGATTCACTTGATATTGGACCAAGTGGTGCTATCAATTCTATTAAATTATCTTTACTTTCAAATACATTATCCTCTGCAGAATTAGCTATTTATGTTAAAAATATATATGCAAATTATCAACAAGAAATTAAAAATTCTTTAGGCAATAAAATCTACTATTTTGATCAGAAAAGCTCTACTTCAACTGCACCACCTATGCCACCTCCGAATTCAGATGAAGCAGCTATAGAAAATTATAAAAGAATGCGTATTAGTACTGCACCCAAACAGTTATCTTTTACGATGACACCATTTTATTCAAATAAGAAATTTTCCAATATTTATGGTGAAGAAGTTAGACATATCGAGAAACGTATTGACTTTTTTATGAATAATAGAGATTGGTATGATGAACGAGGTATTCCTTATCAAATTGGTCTATTACTAAGTGGTATACCAGGAGCAGGTAAAACATCTATTATTAGAGCTCTAGCAAATTTAACAAAGCGACATATAGTGAATGTGAATTTTGCGAATATTACTACAGCAAGTCAATTAAAGAATTTATTTTATTCAGATAAACTTCAGGTCTATAAAGATTCATCCACATCCGATACTCAATCTTATTTTATACCGACTGATCAACGTATATATGTATTAGAAGAATTGGATGCGATTGGTGATATCGTAAAACAAAGAACACAAGATAATATGGATAAACCACAAAATACAATTAATGATGAACTTACTCTTATGGAAATTTTAACAGTGTTAGATGGTACGATGGAAATTCCAGGTAGAATTGTAATTATGACATCAAATCATCCAGAAGTTTTAGATAAGGCTCTTATTCGTCCAGGAAGAATTGATATACAAACATATTTTGGATATTCCCGAAGAGAATTGGTAGCTGAAATGTTTAAAGCTTATTTTAATAGACAGTTTCCTCCGGAATTAATCTATAAAATACCAGATAAAATGTTATCACCAGCTGAAGTTGGTCAAATCTTATTCAAGCATTTTGATGATATTAATATTGATAATATAATCGAAGATTTTATAGAGACTGCCAAGAAATTAGGTAGAGATCATAGTGAAATAAAAGTATTAAACGTAATAGAACAGAATCAATTCGCCGAGGATAAGCCGCCAGAGTTATTAGATCCTGCAGTTCCTGAAGCGCCGTCAGTACAACCAGTACCAGAACCAAATAATACAAATGATTTTACACCTTTAGATCGTAAGTTAAAAGCATTACATATAGATTCTTTATTTAGACCAGCTGCTGTAAAACTCCAATTAACGAGTCATCAAATTGCCGAATTATATGAAGCATATTTCGAAAGATCTTTTTCGAAGGAATTAATATGTAAAATACCTAATCAAAAGTTATCATCTACTGAAATAGGTAAAGTATTTGTGAAACATTTTTTGGATCCGAATATGCAAAATATAATTGATGATTTAAATAAGCTATGCGAAGATAACATAATACCTCATAGTTTAGATCAGTATGATAATAAGATAAAAATAATAGACACCAAAAATCCTATGGTTAAACAAAGTGATGACATCGATGACATCAAAGAACCTGAATTAAAAGATTCTCAAAATCCCAAGGTTAAAGAAAAATCAGATGTGTATCCGCTTTATAAAGAAGGTGAACAAACCGTTGCCTGTAGATTAGGTTTAAAAGCAGATTATGGACCGAGTGATCTTAAGTATAAAAATGAAGCAGGTTTTTTTTATCCGCTTTATCTAGAGGATGAACAGAATGGTTCGTCTGGATTTGATAAAAATAAAATAGATTTTGTTGAAACGACTACCACAAATAATTTACTTAAAATATCTGGGCATGATGAAACTGGTTACATTAATCAAATTACAAATAAAACTAAAAAAATTAATATTAATCAAATTAAACCCTTTAATATGACGTCTGATAATATTTATGAAGAAATTACACCATTGTAATCATAATCTTAATCTTAATATGTTATGTTAAACCACTTTTATAACTCATAAACTAAGTCATATACACATCATAATATCTATGTTTATAAACATAATATAGATTATTTACAATAATGGCAGCTAATACCACATAAATACCTGTTTTAGCAACTTTATTTTTTATATATATCTCTGCATTTCGATAAACAATAAATGCAAAAATAATATGTGTATAAACTCCTAAAAATGTCCATACACCATCTTTATATTTATCACCCACTAACTTATCAATATATGGCTGACTACTTACATTACTTCCCAATAAATATTCGCTATCTAATTGTTTCTTTTCTATATAACTAAAAATACATTCAGTTTTAAAAAACGCCCAAGAAATAAACATAATCAATACAAATCCTAGATATATATAATCATATTTCATATCAAATAAAAGCACATATATGATTAAAAACAGTAATGTATTTAAATGTATCCAACGTATTAGCCATAATATTATTCGATTACCCGGTACTATTTCTCCAGGTGTTCTTATGTATAAAATCAATGTTAAAATTGTAGCAATTAAAATATTTAAAATAATGCCATGTGCATTTAAATATATAGACATCTCTAACCTACTTTAATAGATACACATATATAATTGTTATCTATATTTAAAACTTTTCCTATTGCTGACTTATATTCATTAAATGAAATCCTAAAATCACTGACTGAATACACTGCAATACTATCCATAGGACCCAGCGTTGGTATTATATAATCTCCTGGATTAGGCATTGCTGCTCCATTTAATACACTTTTATTTAATCTAATTCGACCTGTACTAGCAATTCTATTATTCTGACTTATTATATTAAACATTGTAGCTTCACTATATTTATTTGTTAAGTTGCCATTTCTATTTATACCTGCAATCGTAAAATTTTCAAATACAACGCCATTATCAACAGGATAGGTCAATTCAATATATTCTTTACCAATACTCTCTTGTTTATTATTTAAATCCTTAATTGCATTTATTATAATAGGTATAAACTCACTATAATTAAGTTGATAAGGTCGCACTTGATTATACACCAACTCCGGGAATAATTGATCTACTTGATCTGCTAAAACACCATAATATTCATGATATTTATCTGGATCACTATCTGGCAAGCCAGCTTGTGTCTTCCATTTATATTTTATAGGAGTTACTTGTAAAAGATTCGATAATCCATAAGTTAAAGTCGTATAATCTTTAGTTAATGAATCCGATGTTTGTATAGTGCCATTTACTGCATACATTGTTTTCCACTGCAAACTAGATGTGCCTAAATCTAATTGATTAGCTGTCCATGGTCTTAATGAACTATTTGCACTATCTAATAATATTGCTTTACCAATAGATTGTAATACTAATTCAGCACCTGAATAAATTGCCATCCGACCAGTAGATCCCACCGTAGGATTCGTATTATTCGTAGTATTAAGTGCCGTCACTGGTGCCCCAGTTAGATCGATCGTAAATTGAGGTGTAGTATTATTACTAAAACCAAAGTAACCATTACTTCCACACAATATAGAATTATTTATTATTAAAGATTGACTACATTTTATAACACCATTTACATCTAAAGGATATAAAGCATTGCTATTTTGAATACCTACATAATTATTACTATTAATACAAATTCCAGAACGCAGACCTACATTTGAACATTGTAGAATTATTTTTCCTCCAAGATGATTCATTACATAATCACCTGCTTTAGCATCTGTACTAAACGTATTATCTACTGAAGCAATACCTTGCCATAAAGCAGCAAGAGTATTTTGAATTTTAAAATATGGAGAAGTACTATTACTAATCGTAAAAGACTGTCCAGTGATCAATGTTGTACCATTTATGTGAAACATATCTGCAGGACTATTTGTATTAAATCCAAATTTACCATCTCCTGTCATTGTTACTATAGTATTACTAGTATTACCTGCTACAAATTTAAAATAATTCATAGCATCATAGCTAGGTATGCTAAATGTTGAATTACTATTTAAAGGCTGATATCCCATAATATTAGAAGAAGCATATAACACATTTAAAGGAGTTGCTGGATTACCTGAACTTAAACGTAACCCATTCATATATAATCCATTGTAAAAGTATATATTACTCGTATTATTACTAGCTCCAGGAATATTATAAACTTGCTGTGTTATATTAGTCATTACTCCTGTAGAACTCTTTGATATCTGAATACCCTTTAATAATAATCCAGTATTCATTGTAATATTTCCATTAATTGTTAAAGCTGCATCCGATCTAGCTGGTGTACCAATACCAATATTTGAATTAATATATACGCCCACATTATTAGATGTCCATGGGTTCACTGTAACTAAATTTGAATTAACATACATATTTCCAGTTACATTCAAAATACCATCAATATAACCATTCCCGAACACCTGAAGTGCATTTGATGAATTTGCAGGAGGTGTAATACCTATACCTACATTGCATCCAGTATATATACTATTATTTGAAGTATACCATGGTAGTGTTAATTTACTATTTTGATATATAGAACCATCGTAGTTAAGATTACCATTAATATCTACTGTATAATTTGCATTTGACTTATTAATTCCTAAATTAGAAGAACGCGTATAAAATATTATCGCATTACTTAAACTCATAGGACCATTTACATTCAACTTATAATTTGAAGACGCAGGTACACCAATTCCTATATTAGAAGTTACATAAATTCCATAGAAATTACATGACCATCTGCTATTCTGAAATGTAGAACCATTTTGATATATATTACCATCAAAATTTATATCCCCAGAAACATCTAATGCAAACCTTGCATTCAATTTATTTATACCTAAATTTGACTGATTTGCATATAACTTAACATATGTATTATTCAAATCGTTACCACCATTTAAAGAAATAGATGGACCATTTAATGTCAATGTATCCGTAATATTAGATGTATTAATACCTAATGAATTTCCAGCAGTGAATAAACCAACTGATCCCGTTAAATTGCTAATTCCTATATTTCCATTTACATTTAATGCATAGCCTATCTTATTCAATCCACCAATTCCAATATTTGATAGTACATAAATACCATTCGCATTGCTCTGCCAGCGACTAGTTTCATAAGGATTGCCATTTTGATATAATTGGCCAGATACATTCAGATTACCTAATACATCTAAAGGATAATTTGGATTTGCCAAGCCAATACCAACATTACTATTTTCGACATATATACCTGAAATACATGAAACTGGCACATTTAAAGAATTCAATACTGATAACGATCCATTCGATGATTTAAAGATAAAGACATTACTATCTATTGGTTCTCCTCCAACTATACCGATTTGTAATTCACCAATAATTATTTTTTTAAGAACAGAAGTATTGCTATTTATAAATGAAATACTATCATCCGATACTATATGTTTTATAATCGTATTCGACAAACTAATAACATTCGTATATACATTTTTAAAATATTTCCCAACAGACCCCATTGTAAACTCATTATTCGAATCTGGCATCATATTACCATGTACTGATATATCACCAATTACATGCAAAGCAGAGCCAGGATTAGATGTACCAATTCCCACATATCCAGTATTTGGATAATATATATTATTATTGGCAGTTACCCATTGACTACTTACATAGGGTGAGCCTCCCTGATAAAATTGTCCAGATATGTTTATATCACCGCCCACATCTAATTTAAATGCAGGATTAGTTACACCAATTCCTAAATTTGTATTGCTAGCATATATTAATGTTTTACCATAGTTGCTAAAAGACATAGAACCACCTCCAATACTTAAAGACTCTGTTATAGCAGAAATAGAACTCATATTAATACCTAATCCGGCGTTACTTGTAGAAATTATTACTTTACCATAATTACTTAATGACATATTTCCGCCAATACTAAAACTCTCATCTAAATTACTTGTTAAAATACCGACTTTATTCATGTAGTATAGCAAATTACTATTATTACTATTAGCTAGCCAACGTGAAAAAGGAACCAATAACCCATTTTGATACATATTTCCAGTATAATTAATATCGCCACTAACATCTAATTTTGCACTCGGATTACTCTTACCAATTCCGATATTGCAATTATTCGTATAAATAATCGCAGTACCATTACTATTTAATAATCCTAAGGATCCTGCAATAGTAACTGTAGCAGAATTGGAATTCATATTCGAAGTGCCCATACCAATTTTGCCATTATTTGCCACATAAAGTAAAGACCCGTAATCTGTATTTACACATTCGAATGCAGCTACATTATAATAATTTGAATAAGCTGCAGTCCCAGAAAGCAAATTAATTCTAGATCCTGTATTAATTTGAATACCCTTTCCTGATCCCATCGAAATAGATGTCATCACACCATTATTTTTTAAAGTAGCACCCCAATCTTCATAATTACTAGATCCACCTATTAATTTATTACAAAATGTAATATTACAGTTGAATAAAGCATCACCAGATACATGTAAAGGAGCTAAAGGGCTAAAGTTATTAGAACCTATAGCTAAATTCCTAAGAATCATTACATTCTGTTCAAACAATGCATTGCCGCCAGAAACTTCGAATCGCTCTATAGGATTACTAGTACCGATTCCTACATTTCCTAATCCATTAATGCGCATAACTTCATTGCTAGTATCATTTGTTAAAAAACGGAATTTATAATTCGCATTATTACCCTCAATACTTAATGCAGTTCCTGTACTTTCATTAATATAACCTTTAATATTACTTAATACTCCGCCACCCGTCCATTCTCCACCAATAGGATAAGGTGGAACATTTACATTTGAGGCGTTAGTTGCTATAATTTTCAAGCCAGATAGAATCGAAAATCCAGCAACATGTAAAGCAGCAGCTGGTTCAGTTGTATTTATACCAAGACGGTCAAATACAACAACATTCGTATCATTTGTAGAAAAAGCTGTTGCAGTTTTAGCATATAATTTTATTCCTAGCAAACCTATAACAGATGTTGCTGTTTGTGTAAATATCCAGCGATAATAATGATAAGACTTATTATTCTGTGTATTATTTGGCAAATAAGTTATAACAGGATCGAATGTCCATGAATAATGTGTTTCAGGATTATTACCTATATTAAACCATCTTAATTCATCATCTGAACCAACTAATTTCCATGCAGTAGGTACATAAGATGAATTATAGGCTAAAAATTCATAGTATACTAATACAATTGGGCATGGTAGTTTAATTTGCACCCATTCTCCATATATAAATGTTCCATCTACAATACTTGTTAATGCAATACTGGGACTTGTAACTGTTCCTGCCCAATATGTAGCAGGATTTGTATCAAATAATTTATATGCATCTGCAGAATTTAATGACGAAGATATTTCATAAGTTCCATTTCCATAATTAGTATTTTTAAGTCCATATATTGGACTAATAATGGGAGCCGGTGGATAAATAAATGTTGTAGAACTAAATCCAGCATCTGATTTAATCTCTAAATTGCCTTGGTAACCCTCTGTAAATTTAACATTGCCTTTTACAAATAATTTAGCGCTACTTTTATAATATGAAATTTCTTGATTAAATTCATCATCTGAAATAGCAGTTGACCATACTTTAAGAGCGGATATATAGAAATTTGAAGGAGGATATCTAGCACCTCCAATATATGATCGAAAAAACACAGTAGATAAATGATATGCACTTATATTTGTGTCATAATTCATAAGGATTTCATCTCTATATAATTCAACTAAATTTGGCTGATATCTTACTGAATAAACATGCCATTCTTCAAAGATGATATCCATAGAAATAGAATATGTATCAAATCTAAAATATAGTTTATTATCTGATGAATCACATTCAAATCGAATCGGTTCTCCATGATAATGGCTTAAAGCAAATAAACATGGGGAAGAACCTGTAAGAATTTTAGCTTTTATCAACAATGTAAATCCAGTACTAGTAATATGTGTTAATCCTGCATCCATATAACAATCTGAATCAATATAAACATTTGGACTAGGTTCACTATAAAATATAGGTTTTTTAATAGCAGATGGTTTTGTAGAAAAATTTCCCCATTCAGTAAATACAGAACCAGATGTATAATCTGCTAATAAATCATTGGCATCACATTTAAATAATGGATCAATGCCTTCATTTCCTACGATAATATTTCGATTTACATATAAATCTCCTCTGACTAAAAGTTCAGATGTATTTCCTACTGGATTTGTATATACACTACCATATAAGGAAAAATTGACTAATTCTATAGATTTTGTGCTTAACGTATTTTTAAGTCTAATAGCAACAAGTCGATAATATGAGTAAGATATATTTATATTTTTCGTATAAAAGCTCTTTTCACTTGAAGCAGTCCATGAATTATTATATATATAGTATACAGAGTTCCATGTGGTTCCATCTGATGATCCAGCTATATAAAACTCAATAGGAGCTGTTGATAAATTAGTGCTAGGTGCAAGTTTAAAATAATTTAATTTAATTGCACTTGGCAATTGAATTTGAACCCATTCTCCTGACCTCACTGAACCATCTATTATAGTTGAATGCGAACCTTGATAATTTCCATTATTATTATATAATTCAGAACCAACCCATTTATCTGTATATGTTTTTGTAAATACACGAAATCCTTCATATCCGACATCTTGATAAGAACTTTGATCAACAATATATATATCATTATTTATATTATTACTAAATCCAGCTAATGCAGAAGATGGAGTTTCAAATATATTTAGTTTCAAAGTATCATCATATTTTCCTACAAATAATTTCGAAGATATAGATACGTCACCTTCGACACTAAGAGCATCTTTAGGTACAGATGTATTTATACCTATATTCGTTCCATCTACTATAAATGTACTAGCATCACCGTATAAAGCAAATTTACCAATGGATATATAATCTGGCGCAGCAGAATTGTTTTTATAGATTTCTAATTTAAAGAATTTACAGGAATCTATACTTTTAATTAAAAACTGATTTAAAGCAGTAAATATTTGCCCATCTTGTTGATCTAAAGTAATCCATGTAACACCATTTAAACTTCCATAAAATGTCCATTTATAGGGAGCTTGTTGATTTTGTCCATCAATCGGAGATATGGTATAACTATACATTTTAATTGGAGCAGGTAATTCTATATATAAAGTTGCAGGGATTTCTGCATCATGTACTCTATTGTAGATGTTATTTCCAACAGTTGTCCATCCGATTTCATTATTATTAAAAGCAAAAGTCACAGGGGAATCCCATTCAATATTTTCATTATTCGTCCATACTTTATATATACCAGTTCCATAATAAGTATTTTCAATGCATTTTTCATATAATTGTCCTCCATTACGTTTTCCAACAGTATTCCAACCAGCTGCGTCATTATAAAAATCGGCAGGAGGATATTGATTACCATTTGTTTTAATTTGAAAGTTTTTATGTCCAGAATACATTAATTTTTTATTAAGATAGTCCAAGTCTTCTCCAACAATTGTTTTATCAAATAGATAAAATGAAGATAAATCTATATTGGCATTGCCTAGAATTGTATTTTCAGTAAAATTCATATATGCATCTGCGTCAACTAAACTATGTGTATAAATATTAATATTATCTTTATAAATATTCAGTATATTTGAAGCAGTTTGTATAGTAAACAATGTCCATCTATTTTGCATAATAGCATTAGTATTAGCAGTCGTATTAAATATATCCGCGTTTAATATTAATTGAAGTTCACTAGTTAATCCATATCGACCAAGTTGAAATATATTCGTATTATTGGAAAATGAAAATATGATTTCATTGGATTGAGGTATTTTATTAAATCTTGCCATAACAGTAGCAGTAAATCCATTTGATGTAGAACTTATTACATAATTGCTTTGACTTATAAAATAAGAATCATTATATGAACATTGTATATAATTTTCATTTGTCTTGTATAATTTGGGTGAATTATAAGCTGTAAAATCTCCCCAGTTATATAAGATGGATTGATTTATATTATTTAAATTATTATAGTTATTTATACCGATAACAATATTATCCCATACAAATGTACTATATTCAGATGGATTTATTTCCATATCACCTATTATTTGCAATGATGCTTCAGGATTACTTAAGCCTATGCCGACATTCATTTCAGAGACAAACATATTGTTAAACCTTATATATTGTGATAAATTTGCATCACCAGGTGTATAGCTTTTCATCTGTAAACCATTACTTGATGCATAAATTCGATATACATTACTATTTAATCCATCTGCTGCATTACCAATAATTAAATCATTGGCAATAAGTCTACCAGGTTCATTACCAGTACTAGCATCGAGTATGGCGATTGCATTGACATTACCATCATCTATTGCAGCAATTTTCATATTATTTACATCAATTGATTCTCCAACCCATACATTATGGAATCTATTTTGTAATCCACCTAAATTATATAGATTATTTGTCACAGGTATAATATTTCCTAATAGATTTATATTACTTCGGAATGTACTTTCACCAGATACATCCAAAATATCCTGAGGATTGCTTGTACCTATTCCTATATAACCATTGCTATTAATAACCATCGCAATTCTCCAAGCTTCATCTATATTATCGCTGATAGCTGCATAATCAATACTTTGAAAACGCAATTGACTATTGGTTTTAATAATTTGAAAATTACCTTTATCAGATGAACTAATATAATGATAACCATTCCAATAACTATCAAAGTTAAGTGAAATATTATCAAAATCAGAATTATATATTTGAAAGCTAGGATTGCTCTGATCTATGAAATAACAACCTATATTTGGTCCAAACATACTATTTGAAGGTCCCATTAAAGTTAATCGATGTGTAACATCCATATTACTATTTGTCCCTAGACCTATCATGCTATTTGAACTGATCATAAGTGCATTTTTCCAGTTTATCTGATTACCCGCCACTATATTACATGCTGTCATAATACTAAAACTGCTATTTTGTTTAGTGACCATGAAATTACCACTAGTAGAGCTACTTATCCAATAATTATTCTCTGCACTCCACGTCCCATCATATACTTGTGAGATATCATCATGTGTCCAATTACGTTGTTCAAAAACTGGATAAACAGTATCAGCATCTGTATAATAAGCTATATGAGGTCCATTTGAAGATGAATCAGTACCCATGACAGTTAATCGATGAGTTGTATTACTAGTTCCGAATCCAATAAGACTATTGG